TCTTTCAATAACATATTTACTTTCAACTTTAAAGAAAGCATCTATTTTATTAACAATTTCTTTGTAATAACCATCATCAGTTGCCATATTTTGTTCTTTACTTAAACCTTTTTTAATATTTTCACATAAATAATGAGTATTTGGAGTATGAATTAATTTATCTTTAGTATTTTTTAAATATAATCTTTCAATATCAATTTCAATTTGTTTATATAATTTATTTAAAATATTAGTAATTAATTCTTTAATTTCATTGTTTTCAATATTATTAATAAAATTTGTATCAAAATATATTACAAATTGTTCTAAAAGTTTTTTTTGAATTCTCTTATTTTTATCAGAGAATATTTTACCATAATGTAATATTACTGGTTTTAAATCCTTCATTATTTCAGGTTCTAAATCTCCTGTTTTATTTAATATCTGTTTAATTGTTTTTTTCACATCTGTAAAATCATTTAAATTATAAATAATTTTGTCTTTTATAAAATCATCAAATTTACCAAGATTATTCCCATCACAATCATAAGAATAATCTTGGTAACTACGATTATTGTTATATTTTTTTATAAATTTTATTTTTTCTTCTCCATAATAATATTCTCTTTCATAAATACATATACATGCATCAATCTCTGCATATTCTTTATAAATTTTTTTATACTTTAAATCTATTTCAATTTTATCTTTTTGTTCTATATACCATAAATTAAAATCATTTACAGAAATATTAAAATTAATTATAAATTTTTTAATAATATTAATCCTTTCTTCTATTTCATTATAAGGTCTTAAATCAGTTTTTAATCTTTCTTCAATATATTTATACTCTTTTTTAACTTCTTTTGAAAAACTATTAATATTTTCTTGAATATTTTTTTCATTTATTTTATTAACATATTCTAAAACTTTATCAATACCAATATCATAAGTATTTAATTGTCTTTCAGGAACATCAATACCATTCATAATAAATTTTTTACCAGTAATCTTACTATCTAATTCATTAAATTTATTTTGATTTTCAAATCTATCTGATTTTGTATAAACAGTAATAATTTTTTTATTTTCATTAATAATTTGTTTAATTTCATTAAGACTTTGAGATTTTTCAGGTTCAGTATTACAATCAATAATATGAAAGAATATAGCTTTATCATATTGATTTTTAATTTCTTTTAAAATATTAAATGAAATATTATTTGGATCATCTTTATTATGTTGATTATAAGCAGTTAATCCTGGTAAATCAATAAAAGTTAAATTATATCTTTGATTAGGAATAGATATTTTAATCAAAGTATGAGAAAATTCATTACCTCCAAGAGCGGTATTTTGAGCTTCATCAATACAATCTTCAAAATTTTTATTTTCATCATAAAATTCATTATCATTATCATTAACTCTAATACTAATTAATCCATCATTATCTCTGGTTTGTATCATAATAGGAACTTTAGTACAAACACCATCTTTAGTAGGTAATTGTTTATTAATAATACGGCTAAAAATACTTGATTTACCACTTGATTGGTCTCCAAGAGATATAATAATAGGAAAATTAGATATAATATTATTTTTAAGATTATTACCAATTAATTGATTTAATAAAGGATAAATATCATCTAACTTATTTTGAAGGCTCATATTTAAAACAAGTGATTTACAATTTACAAATAGTATCACTTTTATAATATTTTCAATTAATTAAATTTTCAATTTTTTTGTATAATTATAATATATTTATTATAATATGATTGTAATACCTATTGGAACATTTTGTCAATTATGTGGAACAATAGAAAGGTTAAAATATCGTTATATGGCTTTACCATTTGATTATATAAGGTCAAATATATTAATGATAAATGATTGTATAAATAATAATTTTGAAAAATTTTTAAATAGAGAAAAGTATTTTAATAATTTTTTAGGTGTAGATGGATATGGTAAGGATATATTTATACATCATAATATGAAAGATGAAATAGAGTATAATAAAATGAAGAAAAGGACAAAAAAATTTATGAATATTTTAGATAAGAAAGATATAAAAGTATATATTTCTTTATTTCAAAACTGGGATGATAATAAATCAGCTCATCAAAATGGTAGTAATATTGAAAAAGTGATTGAAGATATGAAAATATTATATGATACATTAAATAATAAAACATCTAATTTTTATTTGATAGGATTTATAAATAAAGTTACAAAAAAACAATGTAATAATGTTATATTAAAAGATAAAAATTTAATAATTTATGAACTTAATACATATGATTATAGTAAAGGATATATGTATAATGATAGTGATGAAGAATATTTTATAAAATGTATTAAAAATGTATTATTTTCAATAAATAATAATTATGAAAATGAAATTATAAAAATAGATAAAAATTGAAATAATAAATAAAAAGAAGTAATTAATAAACAAATAATGAAATGAAAATAAATACTATAAATTTATGTTGTAATGAACCATTTGAAAGAAGAAATAATTTAACAGATGTAATTCATTGTTTGAATTGTCAAAGAAAATTTATTGAAGCAAAAACTATTAAATGTAAATATTGCAAATTAAACAATAATTTTAAAAAAATTATTATTTATAATATAAAAAATAAAAAAATGTTTAAATGTAAATATTGTAGTTGTATATCAAATTATCAAGAATTAAATAAAAAGAATATTACTCATAAAATTAAATTTTTATAATTTTTATATTTTTATAGTAATTATCATTAATATTTAGATATTTATTATGATTTTCTATTTTATTATTATTAATATTAATAATATTATTTTTGATTTCTTTCTCTTTTAATTTTAATATCATTTTTTGTGTTATAAAGCCATAAAATAATTCAATATAAACATTTTCAGTAGTCATTATTTTAATATTATTTTTCATTGTAAGAAATATTATTTCATTGAAAATATATTGAGAATTACTTTTTATATAAATAGATAATTTAAAATCATTAATTTTTAAAACTAAGTTAATGTCAAAACTCATAGGATTATATATTCCTAATAATAAATCACCTTCATATGAAAGAATATTATAATATAAATTTTTATTTAAATATTTATGTTTAATGTATAATTTAATTTTATTTTGATAATCTTCCCTATCAATAAACTTATGAAAACTTCTATATTTATTAAAATCATCTTGTTTTAAATTTTTTATTTTATCAATAAAATGTTTAGTATTAATAACCATAACAAATAAAATATATTATTATAAAAATATTTTTTTAGTTTAATTAAAAATTGAAATAAATTATAAATTGTAAAAATTAAAAATGAACGATTTTATTGATAAAAAAATGATGTGTGAATTAAAAATTAATGATAATATTATTTATAAAAATGAAATATGTAAAATAGAAGAAATAAGTAAAAATAAAAGTTATGGTAGAAAAAAAAGCAGGAGTATTATTTCTATAGAATGTGTAAATATTTTTAATGACAAAAAACATTGGTTTGTCGAATATCATGATAAAAAAATAGAAATTCCATTAATTGAAAAATACAAATGTGAAATTATTTGTCACAAAAAATTATCAATTGAATTATTTAATGAAAAAATAAATAAAATATTTGAAATATATATTGATAATTTAAAAGATAGATATATAATAAATAAATTAAATAAAATAAATATAATTGAAGGAATAATTGTTTTAGTAATAAAATATAAAAATTTATTAAGAATTGTTGAAATTTTATAAAATTTCAATAAAAAATAATTTATATAATTAATTATTAATGTTTGGTTTTTTTAGTTTATTAAATGTAATATTAGATGAACATAAATTTAAAAAAATAGGTGATAATTATAAAAATAATTATTCAGGTAAAATATTATCAAGATTAATAGAAGTAGAACAGAATACTATAATTGGGTATCATAAAAATAAATTAAAACAAAATGAAGACATGATTGAAAATATAACATTATGTTTAATTGGTGTTATAAATAACTATGATGAATTATCAAATATTCTTAATATAAAAATAGATAATGAAGATAATTATTATGAGTATATTATTTATTTTTATAAAAAATATGGAATTGAACAGACTTTAAATATATTAGATGGTATGTATTCATTTATTTTATTTGATAAAGATAATCAAAAATTATATGTTATTAATGATTACATTGGAATTCATAATATTTATGTATATCAGGATATTAATAATCATCATTGTATCACAACAGAACTAAAAAATATAAAGAATTTATACAACATAATAAATCATGATTTATATTACAGTAATAATTACAATTATAAAATAGTTAAATTGAATAGTGGTACATATACTATATTTAATTATGATAAAAAAATGGATATGTGGAAATTAGATAAAATAAATGTTAAATATCATAATTTTAATTCATATAGGTATTTGTTAAATACTTGTTTATTAAATATCAATAATTTGTATTTGGAAATGTATAATATGTTAAATATTACTTTATTAAAAAATAATTTTAATAATAATTTTGTTTCACTTGTGTTAGATGGAGATATTTATGGTGGTATAATATGTTATTTAATTCATAATATATACAAACAAAAAGATAAATTAAAAATGTTAGAAATATATTCACTAACATTAAATAATTATTGTGATTTGAAAAAATCAAAATTAATAGCTGATTTTTTTAAAATAAGATATAAAGAAATAGTGGTGGATGAAACTAAATTAATTGATATAATTAACAAAGTTATTTACAAATTAGAAAATTATAAGTTATCAAAAATTAGAAAAGGAATTGAAAATTATATAATATATGATTATATTGAAAATAATTCATTATCAAAAAATATTATAAATAATTTTGGTTCAATGGAATTATTTGGAAATTATTTGGAAAAAAATGATGACACAATTATATATGATAAGGAAATTCGAAATAATTTAAATGAAATACAACATAATAACCTATTTAATTTAAATAACAATTTAAATATTAAAAGTCCATATTATGATAAAATATTTATTAATTATTATTTGTCAATTCATCCATCAATAAGAAATAACAATATTAAATCATTTTTAATAAAAAATTCCATTAATCATATTATTAATGATAATAATATTTTAAAATTATTTAATAAATTAAATGAAAATAATAATAATTTCATTAATGAATTTACTGTTAGAATAAAAAAATCTATCAGTAATCATTTGAAATTAAAGAATATTTATGATTTTAAAAGTTCCAAATATGATAATTTATTAAGTGATATAGACGAAGAAAAATATTACAAAGAAATTTATGACAACCAATATTTATAAAAAAATTGAAAATTTAATATTTTATATTATTAATTTAGTTTACACCCTTGAAGATTTAAAATGAGACAAAATTTTAATATATAAATATTTATATATTAAATGCCAAAACACAAAAGCGAAGACTATAAAATATCAGCAGTTAAATATTATCTTAATAATGATGTTAGTTTAGATGATGTATGTAAAATTTTTGATTGTCCTAAACAATCTTTATATAGATGGGTTAAAAGATATGAAGAGTTAGAAGAAATTAAAAGACTAAGTAGAAAACCTAATTCTTACAAAATAACTAAGGAACAAGTTAAATATGCCATGCAAAAATTAAAAGAAAATGAACAGATTACAATGGAAGAATTACATAAAATAATTAAAAAGAAATACAAAAATTTTGATATTACACCACAACATTTAGGTCAAGTCATAAGAGATAATAATATAACAAGGAAAAGAACACGACATGAACATTACCCAAAAGAAAGATACGGAAAACCTACAGATATTAAAAAGGAATTGGATGCATTTTATAAAGAAATTAGTAAATATTCACTTAATAAAATTATTTCTTTTGATGAAACATCAATTAGTCCAGCTTTAATAATGGAATACAGTAAATGTTCTTTAGGAAAAAGATGTGTCATTAAAACTGATGATAATTATGTTTTTAGAAAATTTACTTTATTATGTGCTATTTCTAATTCTAAATGTATAGGTGCAACATTGTATAAAGAAGGAGGTATGACTAAAGAAAGATTTGTTGAATTCTTAGAAGCAAATATATTTAATAAATATAAAAATCATTTAATTATTTTAGATAATGCAGGTAGTCATAATAACGAATATGTTAAACAAGCAATTATAAATAGTGGTAACAAATATATATTTACAATCCCTTATACTCCTAAAACAAATTGTATAGAGAATTGGTTTAATCAAATAAAACATTATTTGAAGTTAAATAAAAAAGTATTGAAATATGATGAGTTAGTTGTAGAAATTAGAAATGCCATAAAACAAGTTAAGAAAGAAAATTATAAAAACTATTTTGAGAATGCTTACAATAAAGATGCATATAAAGATTATGTTAAAAAAGATTCTACATTAAAAAGGAAACTAAAAAATTATAAGGATTAAATTATATAAAAATTTCATAATATAATCATATAATATGAAATTAAAAAGTGTTTTATATAAAAAAGAACAAAATGAATTAGTTAATAAAATTATGAACATTTTAGAATTGGATAATGAAAATAGTATTATTTTATATAATCTTGATTATGATAAATCAAAACAAGATAAAATATTAGAATTAATACCTGAAATTAGAAAATATTATAGTTTTTCAACTATCATAGGAGCATCAGAACCAACAAAAGCAAAAAGACCTTATTTATCAATTATCAGACAATTAACAAAAAGTAAATATAAATTAAATAGTTATGATTATAGAATAAAACAAGATGATAAAGAAGATATTAGAACAAAGAAATATATTTTTGAATTATTATAAAAATTGAAAAATAAAATGTATAACAATATATTCATAATAAATAAAAATATAACAATTAGCAATAATTATCATGAATAAAAAGATATTAATCAACGATACTTATTATGATTTAAAATTATTATCTGAAAAGTGTGATTATTTTAAATCTATGTATAATTTTGAACAAAGAGAAGAAATAGATTTATCACACAGAGGAAAATCCTATGAAATAATAATTAAAATTTTATTAGATGAATATATTTATGATGAAGATTATATAATTTATATTGATGAAATTATGGATTTGAAAAATGAATTGATGATTGAAAACAATGTTAAAATAAAAAGTATTGAGGAAATGTGTAATTGTATGATTTTAGCTATAGGTGAAATAGATAAATTAAATATATCAATATGGAGACATCAAAATAATAAACTAACTAAAAAACAAAAAAACAGTGAACAATACTCAAAAAAATATTGGAAAAATATTAGATATTTAGATTTATCATTTTCTTATAATGTAAATAAAAATATTTATGAGGAAAATGATTCTCTTAAAAAAGATAGATATGAAGGAATATTAAATTTTAATATTATTAAAGATGCTTATATGTATTCTAATATATTAAAAAAATCTAATTATTTAATTTTTAAAGATTTATCAAGCAAAAGAAGATCTAATCATGCGACTGGATTAAAAAGTTTTTTTGAATTAAAAAACTTATTATTAATGGATAATAATTTTGAATTATTATTAGAAAATGTTAATTTAAATAATAGATATTATACTAAATATGATTATAATAAAGAAGATGGTGAAACATTTATTGGTTGGATAAATAGCAATAAAATAAAAAAATTATATTTAATTAATTGCTTTTTTAACCTTGAAGATATTTATCGTTCAAAAGATAATATAAATTTACAACATTTAATAGAATATTATATTATATCTAATTTACCTAATTTAGAACATTTAGAAATGGAAAATTTGAAAATAAATGTTAAAAATTATCATAAAAATAAAACTGTAAATGTTGAAAATTCTATATGTTTTGAAAATATTTTTACAAAATTTGATAAAGAACATACAATTAATTATATTGATATATCAGATAATGATTAATTATTATGCGTTTATTTTTTGAAATTAAAATATATATAAAGTTATATAGATATAGTATAATATAATGAGTGCTATAAAAGAAAAAAAGACCAAACCACCAGATAAACCTACAGATTATTTTAAATGTATTAAAATACCACTTAAACATGTTTTGAAAAATCAAGATATTAATTTACCTAAAATTACTGATGCAGTAATTAAATGTAATAAAATTGTTATCAATACATTAATGTTTATAAAACTTTATTTATTAGATTATTTTGAAAAAAATAATAAATTGCCTGAAATAGATAAAATATTTGTTAATTCGTGTATGAAAATTTTATGTAATGAAAATGCATCTGGAAGACCACCAAAGAAAGAAATTAAAGAACTAAAAGATAAATTAACTGCTTTCTATAATTCTGATTATAAACCATTAATTAAGGATACTAATTTAGATTATACACATCTTAATACAGTTTTAGATTATCTTACAATTGGAATAATTACAATGTATGAAAATAATATAAAATTACACTATATTGAGTATATTGAAAGATTTGTTAATATTGTTTGGAAGAAAAAAGAAATAATAGTTAAGATAAAAGAAGAAAACAAAGATGAAGATAAACAAAAAGAATTAGTTAATGAATTTTGCAGACAATTAAGAAAGATTAAAACAGATATTTTAGAAATATCATCAGAATATAAATCAGATGTAAAATATCACAATTGGATAAAAGAAATAAAGAAAACAATAACACCTAACAAGGATAAATACCAAAAAGATAATTTATATTATGATTTACAATGTAATCCACAAGATTATTTACCTTGTATGATAAGAATGATGAAAGAAATAGAAAAAGATAAAGTTATGATTTATAATGTTTTTCCTATGAGAAATGATATTATTATGAAAAGCATAAAAATAGATACAACTACATTAGTTCATTTATTATTTACACAAAAACAAGGAAATAAAACAGATTATTTATTAGAAGGTAATTTGAAAAAATACGAAAATGAAATTTGGGAATTTTTCTTTAGAACTGAAAGACAATGTTTTAAGAAACCAAAATATACATTTCATCATATGATAGAAACAGATGGAGTTAGTTGTTCTATTTTAATGTTGAGAAATGATTTAATAGGTAAAAGAATACCAAATATTAAAATTGGTTCAAATACAGAACAATATATTGATGAATTAAGTGATTATACTAATATTAAAAATAAAAAGATTATTGCATATGATCCGGGTTTGAGCGATATTTTATATTGTGTTGATAATGATAATAAAGATGCTATAGAATTTAGATATACTCAAGATAGTAGAAGAAAAGAATGTAAAATTAAAAAGTATGCAAAAATAATTTTAGAATTCAAGAAAGAAAAAATAGATGGGAAAACAGTTATTGAATATGAAACAAAATTATCTAAACTTAATAGAAAAACATTAATTATTAAAGATTTCAAGGAATATATTAAGAAGAAAAGTGAAATAAATAACAAGTTATATAAATTTTATGAAAAATATATATTCAGAAAACTTAAACTAAATGGATATATGAACAAAAAAAAGAATGAACAAAAATTAATAAATAATTTTAGAAAAATATTTGGAAAACCTGAAGATATAATTATATGCGGGGGTGACTTTGAACAAAAACAACATATGAAATATAAAGAACCAACCAAAGGAAAGGGAATAAGAAAAATATTTAGAGATAATGGTTATAAATTATATTTAGTTGATGAATTTAGAACAAGTTGTATGTGTTCAATATGTAAAGAAGAAATAGGAAGATGTGAAAAATTTCAAATCAGAGAAAATCCAAAACCATATAAAAGTGGTAATATCTTAGTTCATGGGTTAATTAGTTGTAAGAACTGTTTTAATGTATGGAATAGAGATGTAAATGGTGCTACTAATATATATAGAATTGCCAAAAATGCAATTAATGGATTAGAACGACCAAAATATTTATGTAGGGAAAAGAAGGATGAAAATGTGAAAGTAGAAAAACCTAAAAAAGAAAAAGTTAAAAAAGTCGTTCAAAAAAAGTCAATAAATCAGTTAAGGTTGTCGCCTTAACAAAACCATAATTTACACGCTCTGCAACGGGCAAACCTTGAAGTTTTATTTTTTGACATTTTTTGTCTCATTTTAAATCTTCAAGGGTGTAAAGTATTGTTAATACTTATAAAATGAAATTGTTAAATATTGAAAACTCTTTAAAATATGTTTGTAATAAGGATGGTTCATATACTTTTATATTTGTTGATACTATATTAAATATGATAGAAAAAAAACAAGAATTAAATTTTTATTTTTTGGAAAATAAAAGGAATAATAATTTAATTCTTTCTCAATGTATAAAACATGAAATTAAGAGATAAGAATTTTTTCAAAAATATTTTAACAGGTCAGTATGTGATGACAACACAACATAGTATTATTTTACTATAATGCGTCAAATACTCATCATGAGCTTTAAAGGTCGATTTTTATATTTAGTGCAATTTTTAATTGTATTGAGTATAATAAAAAAACATTGTGCAAAATAATAAATAAATTTAAATATTAGCTTTATAATTATCACATTCTGTTCTACATACAGGACATTTATGTGAAAATTTCAATAACCAATTATCAATACATTCAGTGTGAAATAAATGATTACATTTTAATAATCTTGCTTCATCTGTTTCTTCAAAATCTACTAAACAAACTGAACAATTAATATTATTTTTTTTTATTATATCATTAAAATTATTATAATGATCTTTTTTTAATTTGTCAATTTCTTCATGTTCTAATATTAATTTAACACGATTTCTGTCATATCTTTCTTCAACAAGATTATTTAACAAATTATTAATACCTTCTAAATCATAAATTTTAAGTAATTGATTAGCCATACAAGATTTTAACAATTCATAATCTTTAAAAAAGTAATTATCATAAAAGTGTGCATATCCAACTAATTGAATAGTAATTTCTTCAATGGTATAATTTTCTCTATATAATATATAATAAATTTTATCTATAAGAGATGTCATTGAATTAGATACTAAATTTGAACCTGTTAAATATATTTCATTAATTTTTTCATATAATTCAAAATCATATTTTTCTTCATATAAAATAAAAGCACTATCTATTAATTCATTTTTTTTCCTATTTGAAATAACACGAATATTATTTATTTCTTCAAATGAAATTTGAACATTGATAATATCATTACCTTCAACATTTTCATTACCTTCAACATTTTCATTACCTTCAACATTTTCATTACCTTCAACATTTTCATTACCTTCAACATTTTCATTACCTTCAACATTTTCATTGTTTTCAACATTTTCATTGTTTTCATTTTCTAAATAATTTATTTCAGCATTTATATTATTTATTTCATTTGTTAAATTAACAATAATATTTGTCATATTATTATTGTTATTATTATTTAAAATATTAAACAAGTCTTCCATAGGATTATTAACATTATTATTTTGATTATTATCAACAATATTATCATTAGTATTATTTAATTCTTGTTCCAATAAATTTGTGAATGTATCAACAAAAACATTATTATTAATTCTTACATTATTATCATCATCAAGGTTTGAACTTGTGGTTTCACTATCATTACTATCTAAACTATCATTACTATCTAAACTATCATTACTATCTAAACTATCATTACTATCTGAACTATTTAAACTATCATAATCTTCATCAGAACTATCACTGTCAGAACTATCACTGTCAGAACTATTTAAAAATAAGTTATGATTATGTTTAATATTATTTTTTAAATTATTATAACTATCATCATTATCATCATTATCATCACTCATAATATTATAATATACTTTTTTTATTAATTAGTATTAAATATAAAAGTTTAATTATATATATTATGATTAAAAAAATCAATTATTTATATAATAATGTTCCTTTTATAACAAATTCATATTTATCAAATAATATTTATAATAAAAATGATAATATAGATAATAATATTTTAGATATAAATGAAAATATATTTGTAATAAATTTTGAAAAACCAGTAGATATTAATGATAAATCATCTCTTAAATATAATGACCCGAATTATATGTTATTTAATAAATTAAAGGATGTGAATGTATATAATTTACCATCAATAAATTATTATAATGACTTTAGTTTTATTAAAGTAAATAAAAAATGGGAAACAGACACTTTTATTAATAAATTATTAAATGATATGGGTTATATTAATTATTTAACACCTAAAGATATATTTAATGAGGAAACAGATGAAACATTATTTTATCAAATGTTGGAAATAACCGATATTAATAAGAATGAAAAAATTAATTGTATATTTATATTTTTTTATACAGAGAATGAGGTAATACCAAATAATTTATCTGAAAGTTTATATGATAATAAGATATGGGGTAATATAATATATCCATATAGAAATAGTAATGAGATAGTTACATTTAATAATGAAAATAACAATGTTGGTTATTTAAATAAAAATGAAAATAAAATAGAAATAAACTTTGATAATGTGGAATACATTAATTTTTTGGATAAGATATTATATAATTATTATTTGGAGAGTAATATTAGTGATTTAAATAACACAAAAATATTTAGTAAATCATTAATATCAAATTCGGAATTTGTTAAATTAAATAATGAGGAGGTAGTTATTGTTAATTTAAATGAGATATGTGTAAAACAAAATAATAATATTAATAATGGTTTATTTGATAAATTAAATACTTTTAGAATGAATAAATTTAATGTAAGTAGTAATACAGCAAATTATTTTTCATTAACAAGTGATGATAAATTAAATTATAATAATATGAAAATATTTAATAATAGTGAGAAATATAGTGTGTATTATAATTATTTAAAAAATAAGAAAATAGTAGAACAATATTATATTAATAACACTATTTCTATTCAGGATGTTAATTTTAATTTGGTTAATAAAAATATTAGAAAGATTTTAATTACAATAACAAATGAGATAATAAAACCTGATTTTGTTTATGAATTGGAAATATATAATATTTTACAAAATAATAATGAATTAATGTTTGATGGTAATAATATTTTAAATTTACTTAATGAAGTAATAAATACTAATACATATTATTCAAATTTATATAGAATAGTATTTAAGTTTGATAATAAGATATATTATATAATTATGAATTTAGTGTTTTATAATTGTGATAATTTATATACATATGAGAACAAAACATTTGTTAATAATTGTTATTTAATTGAAAATTTTTGTTTGGAACCAACATTTTATAATTTAACTAATGAGTATAATATTTATCAGAATATAAATAATTTAACAACAGAAAATTCAAAATATTATTATTACTTTGTGGATTATGACAAAATATCAAATGTTAAGAGTGATTATAATAGAAGAATGATAAATCATTTTTATATGAATGTTTCTAATATTAATATAAATTTAAAATATGATGAAACTATTATTAGTAATATAATAAATATTTTACCATTATTGATAAATAATATAATTTATGATATTGTATTAATTAATACATATTATGTAGAATTAAAAAATAATATTTATAATCTTCCATCAACTTTAGTATTATCAATAATTTTAGATAATAATATTGATACAATATATATTGATGAAGAGATAATTGGGGGTAATAGATATAAAAATATAAATTTAACAGATAATGTTGATAAAACAAAAAATAAAATAATAGAATTATTAAACTTGGGTGATGAATATTTAACATCGTCATTTAGCTTATTAATAAAAGTTTATGAAGAATATAGAATAAATTCATTTGAGAGTGATATTTTAATTAAGATAGTTAATGAAGATGCATCAGAGGAAATAATAAAGATATTTGATTATAAAAATGGAGAGGGAGAATTATATGAGGGTTATACTATAGTTCCAAGAGTAATGATAATTAATTATTATAATTTTTATACAATGAATATATTTTTTGATGTATTTAATAGATTGGATGAAAAAAATGCAATGATATTTGATAAGGATAATTTTTTATTAAAATTACATACAGAAATTTATAGTAAGAATTTGATAGAGTATGATGCGGAAAGATTAAAAACTGATGTTATACCAAATTTAGATGGAATAAATATAAATGAAAAATATGAAGAATATTATAATATTTATAAAACAGATTTAGAAAGTAATTATACTGTTTTTGTAGTAAATTGTGAAAATATAATTGTTTGTATAAATGATATAAAAATATTGATTGAAGAATTATTGGATATTGATAGAAGTGAAATTAATGATAGACAAAATATAATAGATATGATAAATGGTTTAATTATTAATTGTATTAATTTGTCAGAAAATAATCGTGAATTATATTTAACATATAGTGAAACAATAACAAACATTAATGATTTATTAAAAGAAATACAAAATGTGGATATTAATACATCAAATGAAAAATTAGTAAATTTAAAATCATCTTGTATTTATATTATAAAATATTTTTATTGTAGAATTAAGATAGTAGAAGAAATATATTTATTAAATAATGAATTAGTTAGTAATATTAACATATATAATAATTATTATACAAATTATAATGAAATATTAAATAATATAAATTTAAGTTTAACATTTGAAGATGATAATATAAAAAAGGTTGATAGATGTATTAAAATATTATTTTTTAAAGGTTTTACAGATAAGATATTAGAACAAATGATACTTACTTATAATGAAAAAGTTTCATTAAATACATATGATTTTAGTAAGGATAATATTGAAAATTTGGAGAATGAATTAAATGGAAATGTTGAATGTATTGAATTATTTAAGATGATAATTAATTTTTTAAAATTATGTGTTTATAAACAAAAAAAGTGTGATGAATTAAATGAGATAATTAGTAATAATGTTGTAATAGAACAAGATTTTAATGAAATTAATAGTTATGAAGTGTATATTGATAGAATAAGTCAATTAAAAAATATGTCAATTAATGATTTTAATGAGAATTATAATGAAAATATTAATTCGGTTAATATAAAAAGCGATACACAAGTTAATGAAGATATAAATAGTTTATATACAGAAAGTAATGTGATTGTTAATGAGAATGAATTATTAATGTTAAATTATAATTATTTAAATACAGAGTATGTATTTATTGATAAAAGTTAATTTTTTTATTTTTTGTATCTTATATGTTTAATATATAATATTGGTGTTTTTTATAAAAAAAAAATTGAAAAATAATTACTTTTAATGATTAAAAATTAAAGTATTAATACTTATTTATCAATTTCTATAAAGTCATGAGCGTTTTCAGTAAATTAAATGAAGACCCTTTGGGTGCTATTGGAGAATATCTTTCTCCTAAAAATTTTCTTCAATTACGTCTTACTTCTAAAGAGATTTATAGTGAAACAAAGAAATTTGAGTTTCTTAATCTTAATAATAAATATTCACTTGAATTTTATAAAGATAAAGAATTCCGTAATAGAGTTCTTTCTTCTATTGACGACCCATCAAAGAAATTATCTTTGGATTTGAGGCATTGTGAGAATGTGATCGATGTGAGTGCTCTTGGTGGTGTCCATACTTTGAATTTGTTTAAATGTGTCAATGTGAGCGATGTGAGTGCTCTTGGTAGTGTCCATACTTTGAATTTGTTCTATTGTGACAATGTGAGAGATGTGAGTGCTCTTGGTGGCGTCCATACTTTGTATTTGTATGGCTGTCGCAATGTGAGTGATGTGAGTGCTCTTGGTGGCGTCCATACTTTGGATTTGGTTCATTGTAAGAATGTGAGTGATGTGAGTGCTCTTGGTGGCGTCCATACTTTGAATTTGAGCTATTGTGTCAATGTGAGCGATGTGAGTGCTCTTGGTGGCGTCCATACTTTGGAATTGTTTCGTTGTGTCAATGTGAGCGATGTGAGTGCTCTTGGTGGCGTCCATACTTTGAATTTGAGTGGCTGTCGCAATGTGAGTGATGTAAGTGCTCTTGGTGGCGTCCATACTTTGGAATTGGTTAATTGTGAGAATGTAAGCGATGTGAGTGCTCTTGGTGGCGTCCATACTTTGGATTTGAGGTATTGTGTCAATGTGAGTGATGTGAGTGCTCTTGGTGGAGTCCATACTTTGAATTTGTTTAAATGTGTCAATGTGAGCGATGTGAGTGCTCTTAGTAGTGTCCATACTTTGAATTTGTGTGGCTGTTGCAATGTGAGTGATGTAAGTGCTCTTGGTGGCGTCCATACTTTGGATTTGAGTTGGACTAAAGTGAGAGATGTGAGTGCTCTTGGTGGCGTCCATACTTTGAATTTGAGCTATTGTGAGAATGTGAGCGATGTGAGTGCTCTTGGTGGTGTCCATACTTTGGATTTGTGGTATTGTGTCAATGTGAGCGATGTGAGAGCTCTTGGTAATGTTGTTAATTTGATTGTATAAATATATAATATTGGTGTTTTTTTATAATAAAAAAATTGAAAAATAATTACTCTTAATGATTAAAAATTAAAGTATTAATACTTATTTATCAATTTCTATAAAGTCATGA